AATATATAATATACTAGTGTTCGAGAACTTAAAAAGAGCTCGGGTTGATAACAAACCAATTTCTTGGTAGCAACAATCTTCAAAAGAGCTCGGTTCTCAACACTACTTGATGCCCATAAGGGGTCGAGAATATAAACTTGCTTAATAAAGGAGAAAATATGACAAGTATAGACGCTTTTGGTCGATTCAGACCATTTTCAATCGGTTTCGATAAACTCTTCGATGATATGGAGAGACTATCAGGCCACAACGATAACTTCCCACCTTACAATGTGATCAAGTCCTCAGACGACTCGTTTCTCATTGAACTTGCAGTTGCAGGATTTAATAAAGATGAACTCAGTATCGAGTTCAAAGATAAAGTTCTCACTGTAACAGGTGACAACACAGTACGACAAGACTTAGAATTTGTCCATAAAGGAATCTCAGAAAGAAGTTTCAAGAGAGCATGGACATTAGGCGATCACATCAAGATCGATAAAGCCTCTGTAGTCAATGGTCTACTAGTGATTTCCTTGATTAAAGAAATACCTGAAGAAGAAAAACCAGAAATAATTAAAATTTCTTAAAAAACCCTCTTGCAGGTTTGATGATTCTTTAGTAATATGGACTCATCAAGCGGAGTTAGTTTAAAGTAAAATACTAAACTACCAGTTTAGAGATCACGGTGCGAATCCATGACTCCGCTCCAATTTAACAGGAATATTATGTCAACATTAATTAATGTAGGTGAGACCTTACCAGAGGTCACAATGCCGTTTAGAGCAGAAGGTGAATGGAAGTTTCTAAACACCAAAGAACAATTTGCAGATAACAGAGTGGTAATCTTTGCACTTCCTGGTGCTTTTACCCCTACCTGTTCATCGTTTCAACTTCCTGGTTTTGAAACTATGTACTCACAGTTTCAAGAAAAGGGCATCGATGATATTTACTGCCTGTCAGTAAATGATTCATTTGTTATGAACTCATGGTTCGAGGCCCAAGGTGTTGAGAATGTGAGACCATTACCAGATGGTAACGGTGAATTCACAGAACTTGTTGGTGCTTCAGTAGCAAAAGCAAATGTTGGTTTTGGTATCAGATCATGGAGATATGCAATGGTTGTAAACGATAATGTCGTAGAAGCCGTATTTGCAGAAGAGGGTTTCGGTGACAACATCGAATCTGATCCATATGAAGTATCAACACCAGAGAATGTTCTAGCAAATCTTTAAACTTAAACAGGTCTGTCATGTATCGTATTCGTAAAATAGCGAGACAGGACATTCCTGTTTGTATATCAATACAACACTCTTCACACTTTCATTCAAAAGAACAATTATGGAATGAATCATATTGGTATCATGTTGTCTTAAATCTTTTAAAAGATTCATGGGTCGTAATGGATGATAATGATGAAGTTGTGGGTTACGCCGTTGGTCTAATACGATATGAAGATGAACTAAACGGCGAACTTGCATGGTATTTCATGGATGTTTGTGTTCGTAGAAAAGTTTTAGGTGGTGCCGATGATTTAATGACATTTTTGATGGAAAAGTATCCATTAATATATGCATATCATGATGTCAAGAACAAAGCTGTTGCAAGATATATCAAGAGACATGGTTGGATAATTATTAAAACAATAAAAAAATATTATACAAACGGAAACGATGCTTATCTCGTTGCAACAAATTGATTTTAAAAGGCCCTTGCGAGCTACCCTAGACCATGATATCATGGTTCTAGGGTTTTTATTATGCATTTAGAAAAGAAAGACGCTGAATTTGCCGCTCAAGTTTTTATAGATTACTATAAGAACTTTGATCGCATTGATGACTATCTTAGAAAAGTCAAACTAGAAAGAGTGGCAGAAATGCCAACTCCATTATTTGGCATGGGGCCAGAAGATGATATGTTTGACGATTTCACTATGTCGCCTCAAGACATGGAGTTTGAATGTCGAGTATTGTCAAATGAGTTGTATGATAATTACCTAGAGATAGTTACTTCACATGCTATTGAGAAATCAATTCCTGGAAAATCTCTCAAGTGGGTAGTCTATGAAAAGAATACAAACAAGATCGTAGGTTTTATCCGTTTTGGTTCACCAACAATCAATTCAAAACCTCGTAACGAATTTCTAGGTCAACCTTTAAATACAATAGACAAAGACATCATGAGGAGATTCAATGACAGTACGATCATGGGTTTCAACATTGTTCCGACACAACCTTTTGGATATAATTATCTTGGTGGCAAGCTTCTTGCCGGTATTTGTTGTTCTCACCTCGCAAGAAGAACACTTCGAGACAAGTACAACTCAGAGTTCTGTATGTTCGAAACAACATCATTATACGGATCATCGAAATCATCATCTATGTACGATGGAATGAGGCCGTTTCTGAGATTCACAGGTCTAACAGTATCAGACTTTGTACCATCTATCAATGATGAGAAGTATCACATACTCAAAAATTGGTTCGAAAATCAAAACGAAGGTAAACCACTTATCGATCCAAATGCATCAAGTAGAAAACTCAAAACACAAACAAAGATGATCAGTACAAGAATAGTTTAAAAGGTAATCCAAAACTAGAAGAGTTCAATCAATGTTTCAAAGATGCAAAGAATCTAACAGAACAAAAACGCCAGTATGTCTCTACATATGGTTATGAGAATGTAGCTGATTACCTAAATATGAAGACAGACAAATTAATCAAGAAAGAAAACTTTGATCGATACGAGTTTGATAGTATCGTTACATGGTGGAAAAAAATGGCAACAAAACGCCATAACAATCTTCAAGAACAAGGCAGATTAAGAAGTGAACTAGAAGTTTGGTCTAAAAATGCCAACATAGATATAATAAGATGAACAAATTATTTGGAAACATATTCAGAGTGGTAGAAAATCCATTTGAAGAGTCAGCAGGTGTTGAACTTATAAATGGCGAATGGGAAGGTTTAGTCTATCAATATGGTAAAGTAAACTTTGTTGAAGGCAAACCTGAGATCGAGTTCGAAAGAAGTATCAGAAGACTACCAAAAGGTGTCGAGGAGACTGAGGAGAACATCGAAGAACTACTAAATAATAGCGAATTACATCAACTCATGGGTGATATATTAGTAGAATTACTAGAGGAACAAGTAAATAAAGATGAACAGAGAGATATTGAAAGCACAGATCAAGAGGCATGAAGGCGAAGTCTTAGAAATTTATAAAGACTCTCTTGGTTACTTAACATTTGGAGTAGGGCATCTAGTCAGAGAAGATGATCCTGAATTTGGTCAGCCAGAAGGCACACCAGTAAGTCAAGAAAGAGTAGACGAAGTCTACGACCACGATTTCGATAAGCATGTCGAAGAAACAAAACACTTAGTAGAAGATTTTGATGATTTACCAGAAGACATTCAACATGTCTTAGTGAACATGATGTTCAACATGGGTTACAATCGTTTATCAAAGTTCAAAAATATGTTAAAGGCTGTTGACTCAAGAGATTGGGAAGAAATGGCAAAACAGATGGAAGATTCTAGATGGTTCGGTCAAGTTGGTCGAAGATCAGTAGAATTAAAGGAGATTGTATTAAGTGTTTAGTCCTATGGACGGTGCAACAGTTAAATGTATTCGTCTTAATACAGGCGAAGTTTTACTAGGTTTCGCTAAGGCAAAAAATAGTGGCGATTGGATCATTGTCGAACCACAGATTATACTCACAACTGCCGATAGTGGCAAGATGACAGT